GGTCGTGCTCATCCATCACGCCGTCGTCCAGCATGCTGCTGAGCTTGTCCAGCGCGCCGCCGGCGGCGCTTACCAGGTCGCCCACCTGGTGCTGCTGGCCGGTGGCGTGCGGCGCCGGCAGCTCGGCGGCCATCAGGCCCAGGCGCTCGCCCAGCTCGGCCAGCAGTTGCTGGCGGTAGGGCTGCGGCAGCGCGAGGATCAGCGCCTCTTCCAGATCCACGGCCATGCGCACGCGGCCGTCCAGCATCCGCTTCACCGTCTGGCGGTTGGCCTCGCTGTCGTCGTACGGGTCGCTGGATTGCGCAAACGTCACCGTGCGGGCGTGCAGCGGCGTGCGTTCCAGGTAGATGTCGGCCACGTGCTGGGCATACGTGCGCTCGGTGAGCGCGCAGCGGGCCAGCGCCAGCATCACGTGCTCGGCAATCAGTTGGCTGCGGCACTCACGCATGGCGCACCTGCTTGCCCAGCAGGGCCATGTCCAACAGGCGGTCGACGGTGGCTCCCTCGTGGGCATCGCTTACCAGGTCCGGGTCCATGCCGATGCGGTGGGCGCGTTCGGCCAGCATTTCCGCCACCAGCGCGTGCACCTGCTCCACCGTGGTCAGCCCGCGGCTGCGGATGCGCGCGTTCAGCGTGCGCAGCGTCATCGCTTCGTGCGCGGTGGCGTGGGTCAGCCGCGCAAAAGCCGCGCGGGCCTCGGTGGTCATGGCCGGCATGCCGTCGGCCTCCATCTGCAACTCAGACATGGGCTGAAACCTCCGGGTCAGGCGCAGCACCCCGCATCGTGGCAACGTGGGGCACGTCAGCCATGGGGAGGGATGCAAGGGACTCGTGATGGGTACGCAATTCGCGCAGGGTGTTGAGGCTCCACTGGCGCTTGCCGGTGGGGCTGGGGATGGCACGCTCCAGCAGGTAGGCGCGCACCGTGCGCAGCGAGTCGCCGTGGGCGAGCGCGTGCACGATGTCGACGCGCTGCCGCCACGTGAACGGCTGGCGCATCAGGCGGCGGTCGTCGCCCTCGCCCACCGCGATGCAGCCGTAGGGCACGGTGCCGTACACCCGGCCCGACTCGCGCATGCTCACGCTGCATTCGGTGGCGCGCTGCACGGCCAGGTCGCGTTCGTACTGCGCGGCGGCCAGTTGAATGGTCAGGCTGAGCTTGCCCGCGGGCGTGCTGCTGTCGATCAGCTCGCTGATGCTGTGCACGGTGGCGCCGGTGCGATCGGCATGGCGAAAGAACGTAAGGCCGTCCAGCGCGTCGCGGAACAGGCGGTCCAGCCGCACCACCACCACGCCCTGCACGTCCTTGGCCTGCAGGCGGTCGAGCATCTGGCGCCCGCCCGGGCGCTTGCCCACCGGCACGCTGGCGCTCACGCCTTCGTCGCTGAAAGTGCCTGTCAGCTGGTGGTCGTGCAGCGCGCAGTACGCCTTCAGCCGCTCGATCTGCTGGCCCAGGCTCACGCCCTCGCGGGCCTGCTCCTCGGTGGATACGCGCACGTAGCCGATCAGGTTCATGCGGCGGCCCTGCCCTGCTCGTCGTTGCGCGCGGGGTAGATGTGTTCGAACTTAAGGCCGCGCAGGATCTTGGTGAGGGCGATGGCCGTACGCGGCTCGGGGTCGCACCGCCCGCTCTCCCAATCGCATACCGATTGCTTGGACGCACCGACGCGTTCGGCGAGCTGTTGCTGAGTGAGGCCCTTGGCCTTCCGGGCGGTGCGTATGGAATTGGCTGACTTGGTGTCCATGGACCGAGTATGGAATAGCCGGTTTCCACTTGTCAACACATGCCGGACGAAGTTTGTCAGGCATACCCCTACACTGCGCCCGCCGGGGGGGGTGAGGAACATTGCATGGGTAAGTTCGGTGATCGCGTCCGAAGAGCGCGGATCGCCGTGGGGCTTACGCAGGAGCAGCTTGGATTCGCCTGCGGCGTCTCCAAGCAATCGGTGTCCGACTGGGAGAACGGGAGGCAATATCCGAACTTTCAGGCATGGCCACCCCTGCGCGCAGCACTGCAGCGATCGTTGGATGACCTGATATGTGGCGATCGAGACGCTGCAGCTATCGCCCGTGGCGCCATGGCCGTCACCGATACACGTGCACCGGAGTACAGGACAGATGCCGAGGATCTGGCCAAGGCGCGGGACTCTAAAGAATTCGCGATGCTGTTGCGCTATCGTGCATTGGAAGCAAAGCGACAGGCGGCATGGTTGGAGTTGATGAAGCCGTGATGCAAAGTTTCTACGTGGAACGGTAGCCAAACAGGGGATTCAAAATGAGGAATATTATTTTTGGCGTGCTCGTCGCGGTGGCCCTGAGTGGCTGCGTGAGCCAGGCGCAACGCGAGCAGAACCAGAAGGACATGGATGCGTCCATACCCATGTGCGAGACGAAGAAGCAGTGCGATGCCGAGTGGGCGGCGGCGTCTGCCTGGGTTACCAACAACTGCGGAATGAAGATCCAGACCGTCACCGATTCGCTGATTCAAACGTACAACTCGCCAGAATACTCACCCATGACCGCCTGCACGGTCAGCAAGGTGGCGGGGCCTGCCGGGGTTTTCGCGCTGACCATCCGGGTGGGCTGCGGCAATATCTTCGGCTGCCAGCCAGCGAGCAAAGATCAGGTGATCGCGTTCGGAACGGCCATAAAACAAGCCGGCGCCATGTTCGCGCCACTGAAAATAGGCGCGCAGACGCAGGCCGTGGACGATCACGACCGGCCGGCGACCATCATGGCGGAATCTGTCGGCGTGAAGATCATGGCCGTGACCCCGGGAGGTCGCGCAGCGATGGCGGGACTTCAGGCCGGCGACCTGGTGAAATTCTTCAACGGAAAGCGCATCCGAAACGGTGAAGATTGGAACAACTTCATTGCTACGGTTGGGCCGGGCGATGTGGTGACGGTCGGCGTTCGTCGCGCTGGAGCCGACATGGAAATAAGCATGCCGTTGTAGACCACCATGCCAAGGCACACCCTGAAAACCGAGATCGAATTGCCGGACGGGGTGGACGGCGACGAGCTGGTGTGCCGCGTGTCGCAGCGGGTGCTTGCGCTGCTGCAGGACGAGGCGCAACTCATGCATGGCGGCTTCGAGGAAACCCGGCATCGTTCGGCCCGGGCCACCCGCGAACTCATGGTGGGGCGTGGCTACCTTTCCTGCGCGGATCCGCGGCTGCGTCCGCTGCAGAAGCAGATCATGGACATCGTCGGCGCCGAGCCAAGCCCAAACGACAAGCCCGTGGACGTGGCGCGTCGCCTGGCAAAGACTTTCCCGCATCTCTATTTCGACTGGCGGAGTTGGTACGGCGACGAGCTGTCCATCGCCTGTACGCGCAAGCATCTGCAGGAATTTGCCGATACAGGATGGCAGCGCTATGACTGGATCAGCGGGGCGGACGATTGCATCCGGTGCGGCGCCTATGCGGCCGGCGGGCCCTATGTCATCGGTTCAGGGCCGTTGCCGGTGATCGATTCGCACCCTGGCTGCGTGTGCTTGGTGGCGGCGCACAGCGAGTAGATCTACGGCCTTGCCCGCAACGCCGCCTGCAGCCCGCTCACTTGCGCGTCGCACTCGGCTCCGATTCGAACAATTGCAGCCGCAGACTCTGCTCGTAATGTGGCGTCACCATCAGGCTTGCCGGCGCCGGCTGCGGTTTCGGGCACACCAGCGGCGGGCGAACATTGCCACGTTCGGCGCAGCCGTAGAGTGCCAGCGCGCAGGTCAGCGATAACGCGGTCAGCTTGCGATTGGGCATGGGCCTTGTCCAGTTCATAGTGTGCGGCGATGGCGGCGAAACCTTGCGCCTGTTTCTGCTCGGCCGCGCGCGCCGCTTCGCTGGCCCGCGTCGACAGCTCGGCCAGGTACTGCAACTGCTGCGCATGCTGCGCGGTGAGCTGCGCCACGCGCGTGTTGCCATCCAGCTCGCCGGCGGCGTAGCGCGTGTGGCCGTAGTACCAGGTGCCGGTCAGCAGCAGCAAGGTCAGGCCCAGCGCGAGGTAGGGACGAATCACGGCCATGTGCGGCGCCTCATGGGGTAGCGGCGGGCGTGCTGGCCCAGCGCCGCGTTGCGCGCCTGCAGCCGCGCCACCGAGTAGATGGCGAAGCCGGCGTGCAACGCCAGCGTGAACCACGCCACGCGTTCACCGCGAATCAGCGCGTCGATGCAGCCCAGCGCGCC